CTTTGGCATATATCTGAAATTCAGCATCGCCCATATCTTGAACACCAGTAGTAGGTATTAACAAAGTTAAGATTTGGTCAGCAATATCATCAATAATACTATTATTTCTTGTCATGTACTGCTCGCTAAATATATCAATTACCACATCAGCCTCAGTTACGAACAATTGGTTGTTATTGTCTGCACTTTCTGTTATATCACCAATTATGACATAGTTTTGAGGAACAGTCTGAAATGTATCAGTTCCATAAACGGGAACACTCTTACCTCCGTAAGTAATGTTACCACTTAGTTTAGATAGGTATTGAACCCTTATATTATTGCTACAATCTTTCATTCCTCTTAAATATCTGCTTTATGTTGTTAACAAGTGATACAAGACCACCTGTTACACTTGGATAAAAGTATGGTGATGGATACATCCATCCTTTACCATTCTTATAATATTCTTTAGCCAACTTCTGCCATTCTTTTTCCTTACCAGGGTATTTTGGAAAATACCTACCTGTTCCGAACTCAATATACGCAGGCATATCATCTCCACCCTTTCCTGCCACTAAGCTATAAGCAAATGGTCTATTTTTCTCTGCCCTTATTGATGCCCTTATCTCAGCATACTTTTGTGTCTCTCCTTTAATAGCAGGATTTCCACCTGGGAATAAAGACTTAGCAGTAGTAGCCATTTGCTCAGTAGATGCAGCCATCTCTCTATCTACCTCCATCATAGCTGAGTTGTATTTATCCTTTAGCGTAGCAAAGGTTGACTCAACACCAGTAATCTTAATATTTAATGGACTTCTTGCCACTATATCACAACTTTTTTATATTGATGATAGTTTAATCCATCCCAATTCGGAAACTCTTTTAACATTCCTGCTTTTGCATCACCTTGGAACTTCTTACCCCTATTCTCATAAGACCAAGCAACCAAAGTAAGTATATCAGTAGACAAGTCCTCTGGAATGGTGCTGAATCCGCACTGATACTTTATAACATATACACCTGCCGTATATATCCAAATTTTACCGCCTATCACCTCAAAGTCACTATTTTTTGTCAATACCTCGTAGGTGTTCATCCCTGTCTTAATCTTAACCTCGTCAACACAAAGCAATGGCCCATAAGGCACATCAAGCATCCAAAATCCTTGGCTTTGTGGAGTCAATTCAACATTTATCCTTACTGACTTGTTAACCAAAGAACAACCGGTTAGCTTCTCAATATGCACCCTTGCACCATTTAACAAATCACCAATTAGCACATCATCGCTATCATAATTAGTTATACGCAACCAATTCTTAGCATCAGTAAGACTAACGGGTTCTACAACCGCGTCAGCTAATATTGTTATGCCGTCTATATATGTCATCTTTAATTATATTTATTAACACTTTCTCTGAACCAGGTTTCAAACTCATCAAGCGTTTTTCTTGTGTCAAACTCTCTTGATCTCGCTTTTGCTTTTCTTGAGGCCCATGAATAGGCTTTTTTGTCATCCAACTTTGTAATAGCTTCAACCCAATCTTTGACATTATTCCTATCTTTAATATAAACACCTGCCTTGTCACAATTCTCCTTCAACCCAGGTGTATCAGTACAAATTACCGGAATCCCACTACACATCGCCTCTGTTGCTGTCCTTCCCCAACTCTCATACTTTGATGGCATGAGAAGTATCCTTGTCTTTGCGTACCATTGCTTAATATTAGGCGAATTAGGCACATAAGTCACATTTGGAAGGCTTGGAGTTATCTGCTCATCGTATGACCCTAAAACCCCTAAAAATGACTTGTGTGGCATTGCTCTTGCAATCTCGCCAAATATCTTCCCACCCTTGTTCTCGTTTAAGTTTATTAAAGTGATATATTCAGACTTCTCAGGTTCATTCTCCAAGTCATAGTAATTGTAGTCTACTGGCGGAGGCACTATAAAATTACTAAAATTATAGTTCAAAAGTTCTTTTAACCATAAAGAATTGTAAATGATGTGCTGTTTTTTCTCCGCATCAATAATCTCTGGGTAGGGATGACTATTGTGAATCAGATGAAAAACAGGCTTTTTGTAAAGTTTAGCTGCATGAATTGTCCACCTTGTATAGTCTAAATGAGTAAAGACCGCGTGTGACCACCTCATTAAGTTCTCAACCACATTTGGGTTTGGAGGAAATACATCAATACCATCAAAGACATAATTATCCCTAATCTTATACTTATTTGCATCATGTAAAAGAACTCTAATATTGTGACCCTTTGCTTGAAGGTCTTTTAACATAAAATGTATCATCCATTCCGCACCACAGTTATGCTCTGGAGGGTAAAGATGTACAGAAGCAACTATATTCATAATTTTAGTATTATATCCGCACCAACTATTTCACCTTTGTAATGTGGATATTTTATTAGTAATTCAGTATAAAAATTATCACTTATATAGTGATTCTCAAATTTAAGTTCTTTTACCTTATACTTATCTAAATCAATGGTATTTAATATCCTCTCATCACATCCCTCTGTATCAATCTGCAAATAATGTATATCTTTTATATCATACCACTTGCAAAACTGATCAAATGTTATTGCGCTTATATTTATCTTTTCAAGTATAAATTCTGGTACTTTTTTTAAATAAATATTTAATGGTTCTCCATTTTCAACGATAGAACTACATCCATCTAAAAACGATGAACCGAAAGGTATAAACTCAGGCTTAACAAATGCCATTTCAACACTTCCATCATTATCAGAAATAAAAAAATTGCAAGCCTTTGCATTTGTTAATTGCTTTATATTATCTTTTAACTTTTCAAAATAGTAAGGGACTGGCTCAATAAAATATGCTTGATAATCTGTTTCATCTTTAAGTCTATCAAAGATATTGTCATGGCTGATGCCATCCATTGCGCCAATTATCACATAATTTTTCATTTATATCAATTTAGCTGCCGAGTCATCAAATATTCTTGTGTAGTCAACATATCCATTCCATAAATCGCTTTGGTGTGGTCTCTGCCAAGCAATCATGGGTTTAATTATATAAGTATTTCCTCTTGGGTGAATATTAGTCTTTAACCAATCATCAAACATTATGTTTGTGTCGGTATATCCTTTGCACAATTCCTTTGGGTTATTGTACATCACAGCGTGTGTTGTCCATGCCCCAAATGTCTTGTAAAGATTATCACTATACTTCTCAATTGGAGCAATAAGATTTGCCCCAAGGTAACACAACTCCCAATTACTTGGTAGTTGAGATATAGCCTCATCAAAATGACTTAAATCCCTTATTTCAACATCATCTTCAAAGAGCAATAGTACACCATCTGTACTATTCATTATTTTCTGCATTGATAGATTGAATGATGTCCTTGCGTCATCGTGTGGAACTGCATAAACAACCTCACCACTCAATGAGTTTCGGTGCATCTCTTTCAATGCACTATCAAGCATTTTTGACTTCTTAGTAGTAAGTATTTTTACTTCCATAGTACAAAGTTAAAAAAAGGGGCGATAAGAATACCGCCCCCCAAAATATACACTCTAAAAAAACAACACCTTAGATTGCACCATAAACTGCTGCTGAAGGCTGGAACTGAAGCAGTTCACAACGAGCTTCGCACCGGAACGTCAAAAGATTCTTGATGAAGTCATCCTGGTCGAACTCAGTAGAGCGCACATTCAGACCAGATTGTTGTGCGATTGCATACTTAGTTGTATCCAATACATACATTCTGTTTGCAGTAACCAAAGAATGAGGAACAACAGGGATACCAAGGATTCTTACATTACCATTGTTGTCAATAACCATTCCACCAGGTACTGAGTAATCAGCAGGCTTGGTTTTCAACAAAGCAGCCCAACCGGCATGAGTCATCAAAGAAAGATTAGGCATCCAGTTCAAAGCACCCAACTGAGCAACATAATCAATGAACTTCTCAGCGGTGTTAGCACCAGAAGAAGAACCTGCGGTTGCAGAAGATGCAATGGCATTAAGATAATAAGTATCTTCTGCCTTTTGGAAATCTTCAATCAGAGACTGCTGAAGATATGCTTGCAAGAATGGCAAGTCATCAATCATCTGACGGCTTACTTTAGCATAACCTGCGATGAAAGAAAGGGCGGTGTTTACAACTGTTACATCGTAATCAACTTGAGGCTTATCAGAACCTTCAGTTTGCTTACCGAAAGAACCTTCACCAACTGGAGTATTACCACGAGGGAAAGAAACTGATCCGGTAGAAACAGGGATGATGTTGAATACAGAACGCAGATGTGGGTTTACATAAGACCTCAAATAAGCGTTGTCAACATAAGATGTATAAACAGAACCAGTCAGGTTAGTACCGATGGTCATTGTTTGAACAGATTTGGCATCCATTTCATAAATGAAACCTTTACCATTGCTACGAGCAGCAGCTTTGATATCGTTCCATCCTTTCTCAATAGCAGAACCAATCTCGTTCTTAATATTAAAGATATGCTCACCATAAGAAGTTGCTACTTTAGCACTTTCTTTAGCTTGCAATTTGCCAAAAGATGCTTTAGCCTCAAGAACTTCGTTCCTTGCTTCATCAGCGGTCTTGTTAGCCTTAACCAATTGCTCATTGATTTGCTCAATCCTTGATTCAAAAGCCTTTGCAGCTTTCTCTGTGTTGGCAGCAACTTCTGCCTTCTGCTCGGCCAATTTGGCTTCAAGAGCAGATTCAAACTTTTTTAAATCTTCCATTTTACTTTTAATTTAGAATTTCCTTAATATTGATATTAGTGACTGCTCAAGTTCCTCGTTGTTCTTTTGCTGCACAGGTGTATTTTCAACTGCCTGTGTGCTACTTGCCTTCTCAATCGCTTGTGCCAATTGCCTGACCTTAATCAGACATAGTTCAATTGTCTCGTCAGTTACATCGCTGTTTCTGATAAACTTCTCAAATGTCTTAATTTGTTCTTGTATCTTAGTACATTCCTCCAAACTTTTTATCCCCAAAATTGGTGTATATTCATTTGCACCCCATGCAGTAAGGCTTGAACCTTCAAAAAGCATCACCTCGTGTATCTCGTTTGCCTCTGCTGCCTTTTGCTCTCTCAAAGTCCTAAATCCAATTGAGTGTTCACCAATCAATCCACTCTCAACCATTTTAATGAAGTCTTGCCCAAGCCTATGCGTTCCGACTTGTGAACGGTAGTATAATCCATATCCATCTTCCTTCAACTCAACAATCTTACCAAGTGGTTGGCTTGGGTCATGGTTGAGCAAATGCTTTACCCTTCCTTTTGCCTCTGGCCCCCAATCTTGAATAGACCTTTTGAAAGCACCTGGCATCATTATATCGCCATCAGAGTCAACCATTCCAAATGCAGAAAAATAACCGCTTACCTCGCCTTTCTTTGAGTCAACATCCTTGACATTGGCCTCAAATGATTTGTAATTATATATCATACTTTTTTTATTTTCTTGTTCATTTTCTTCTGGATGCTCAGCCAAATAAGCCACATAAGCCTCTCTTGCTGAGTCACGACTGGTGTACATACACTCACCTTCTCCAATCCTATATTTACCATTTTCGCACCTACTTATCGGCATTGTTACTGTTTTAAAATTAACCTACCATTTGCATCACGTTTTGGAATAAATCCAACCGTACACCTACAATTTATAGTAAATCCTTTAGGACTCTTTGGGTCACCAGGTATCTCAGCAACAACAGGTCTCCCAAGTTTATCCCTACTCGTAAAGTTCTCATCAAATGCAACCACTTGCCCATCCATATCCCAATGATCATAAGAATCTCTTGGAATCCTTCTTGTCCTGCTATCCCTTGTTGCAATCCAAATCTTGTCAACCAAGAAGTCATGCTTGCTTGCTCCAATAAACGCAGCATAGTTGCTTGACCTCATCACCTCAGTCCTCGCTATCCTTGTTGCCCTCATCTTTGCATAGCCAAGTTCCTCATCCTCCATTATCATCTTAGCAATCTCATCACTACTCAAACCCTGCGCAATGCCAAGCGAGATAATGGCATCAATCTTCATCTTAGTAGTATTGGTCATGTTGGCAACCAATTGCAGTCCAAATTTAGTTAAAAAAGTAAGCATCTCATTAACCCAATCTAAATTTAGTCCAAACGGGTTACTTGCCTTTCTGCTCATTATCCCAACCGCCCTATAACTCGCATTGCCGAAAAGTATAGCAGCTTCTTTGTACAATTGCTGCATAATAGTAAACATCTCCTCATTCCACACATAAGTACCCATCATGCTCCTTGTCGCTTCAGGCCCGTTCTTTTTGAGCATCACAATGAACCGCTTCATGTCCTTGTCAATCGCATTTGCAAAAAGAGCAATATACTTGGCATCAAGTTGGTTTCTCAACCTCTCCACTTTCAACCAATATTGCTCTCGCTGCTTCGCGTTCATCTTCAAGTCTTTTTTTATGCCACAACCTCAGTTTGGCCATCATCATTTGTTCAGTTCGGCATTTCCTCTCCGACACCATCTTGGGATGCAGAGTCATCACCATTGACCATATTGTCTGATCCGAAGTCGTTGCCGTTATTTGTTCCATCAGGTACAGTTAAATCCATCCCAACTTGATCAAGCCTTACAAGTCCACCATTAACGTAAGCATACCCAAATTCACCCTCTCTTTCAGAGTAGTTCATCGCTACGCGCTTCTCATCAAAGGTCAACCAGTTTGCATCACGAAGTGAACGGGTCATTCTCTCCATGTCTTGTTGCATCTCTGGAAGTGCAGTAATATCAAAATCAATATACAAGTCCTCACCAAATTGAGGAACCAACCACTTATTTAACTCATCACGCAATTGGCATAACTTTGGTACAATTGTGTTGGTAACCAAGTCACGCATCGCGTTCTGATAGTTGTTGTAGCTTGATGTGTCTGTGTCAAACAGCACAGCAGGCAATCCAAATACCCTACACCATTGGTGCATTGACATTTGCATTGTCTTTACCAGCTCCATGTCAACACTACTCAAACCAAAGTTTAGGTAGTCCCAAGGTGTTTGAAGTACATCAATCCTTCCTTTGTTTTGTGTACCATTCACATCATCATTCAGCTTCCTCTTAATAAGGTTGGCTTGTTCCATTGATGGTTGAGCAGAGATTGAACCCACAACTTTAGGAGTTAATGCACCTTTTGCTCCACCATTGTAAGCCATCATCGCGGAGGCATCAGCAGCAGCGTTTGACATTCTTAGGGTCTTGTAAGATGCACGAAGTGGTGATAGACCACGAAGGTGTGACCTTGTACTTGAGTTAAAATCTGGATTCCATGTTTTCCATTGGCACACCCTACTTTTCTCTATGTCAATACCTTGGTCAACCATTAGCTTATATCCAAGGATGCCATATAGGTCATTTGGGTCAGGGTAGATGTCAAGGAACTGTGTTGGAAGAACGAACATCTCCAACACCTTGCTTCCGCTTATTCCGGTATTTCCGTAAATGTTACCCTCACCAGATAGGAAATGGTAACCAATTAGGTTCTCAAGGAACTGATCTTGTGCTTGAGATGGGTTTGGTCTTTCCAAGAGTTTAGAAAGAGGTGTGTCCATCACTACGTTCTCAGAGTAAGCGTTTTTCCTTGCAAGGATGGCTTGCTCGTATGCGCCTTGACCTGCTTGCAATCCACGAGAGAGTTGCTTATAACGCATCAACGATGTCCTTGCTTTCTCACCATTATTGAGTCTGTACACATACCAAGGGATGCTCGCCGACTTTCGTGCAAGAAAGCTGACAATGGCATACACATCAGCATTGCCGAGGTAGCCATCCATCACATAAGACTCTTGATTGTATTGTTGTAAGACCGCACCATTTATACCTTGAAACGAAGGAGGAACATTCTGCTTTGGACTCAACCCCTTCTTCTTACCAAAAATATCAAATAGACCCA